GGGATCCAAAAGGAGTTAGTAACCTCAAAGAACCTGCGATTAGACTTTACAATGCTATCGTACAAGAAGAAATAAAGATAGAAGCCATAGTGAACAACACCCAGGAGTTGATGGCGAAAGTAGTTGATGTCATAGAACATCCTATTAGGTCAATAACTTCCACAACAGTTGGAACCTGTGTTTTTGTCTTTATTTTATTTTTGTTAGCATGTCTGACAGCACATATAGCTCAACCCTTTTTCAAGGGTTGTTATGCAGTTTATAGTTTTGTTTGTAGTTTATGCAGTATGTTTTATTGTAATGTTATATGCGGGATTTTTAATATATTGAAGGACTCTAGCTGTTGTCTGTGCTTATGCGCTTTGGCGCCGTTTGTCACAATAAGGAATTTCTTTATTGCGATTTATGTCAGAGCTAAGGACTCCAGAGAAGTCAAAATATATAAAGCAGACGAAATGCGAGAGATGATACCTCAAGTGAAAAGAACTTATTCAGAAGTCAAAACTGATGAATGGGGCGTTTACTTAGAAGCAGAAGCCAACCATCGAGTTTATTTGAACCCTGAGACTCAAGTACCAGATCTAGTTAAATTGAGATTACTTGCCTCTTCCGCTCGAGATAGTGAAGAGCGCACTGTAGTCAATGAATCAATAATACCCGGATCCAAGTTGTACAAGGCAGATAAAATGCCTGATTTTCAAGGTCAATTCGATGTCGAGGGCACTGTTGTAGGACATTTCTCCCGAATAAAGTTTGAAGGAAGAGATTGCATATTAACCGCTTATCACGCATTGGAATACAATCGAACCGCCAATATAAGCTTGAGAAAGAATAATATTATTATACCTTTTAATAGTATCAGATCGCAAATATTGGTGGCTTCGCCTACAGCTGAATTAGATTTCATTATAATTGAGATACCATCTTTCGTCTTTTCAAAGCTTAATATGAAGATTGGTGTTTGGACTCCCAGAGTCCAAGCCAGGGAAGTGGTATGTATATACCAGCTTTTTGAAGGAAAACCTTGTTTTTCTAGCTCTTCTTTGAGATTGAGTGAAGACAAAATTTGGCACATCAGTTACAATGCTAGCACCACGGTCGGAACATCAGGTGCTCCTATATTGGATCATAGAAACAATATAGTCGGAGTTCACCTCGAATATAATACGATTAGGAAGGCTAATGTTGGGGTAATTCCTCCTGTTTTTAGAAGCAGTAAGAAGGAATCACCCACAAATGAAGATTTGATGCAAGCTGAAGCTGATTTGAATAAGTATGAAACTCCAGATGATTTGACAGAAGAAGAAATGAATAGATTTGATAAATTTGATGAATATGAGAGGATTTTTCGTAAGGAAAAGAGAGACGATTTGTCTTTGGGTTCCAAGCGAAATTGGGCCGAGGAGATGGACGCTTTAGATGAGCTTGAATTAGATTACGGTAGATTCGGGGAGACCCAAGGAGACTACTTACTCTATTTAGCCACTAAAGAAAGAGTGTCGAAGCACCATAGGCATGAAATCAAGCATGGACGATTCCGCAAGGAGAGTCCTTGGTTTTGTGAAGAGTGTGGACGCACGCACAATGGTGACGTCTCTATATGCCCCTTGACTGAAGCCGAAAAGACGGATGCTGTGAAGAAAGAGAGCCCTTGGACTTGTAGTAAGTGCAATTGCATACATCTCACAGCAGCCTATACATGTACCAAATGTGGATTTGCATTAGTAAAACTTAAGAATAAGGATATAAACAGGAGAATAAAGGAAGCCAAGCCAGTTGCTGTAGAAGCACTGAAGCCAGAGCTGCCCTCAGAATTGGTCACCCATATTATGGGTTTGGTCGACAAGCACAATCTTGGAAGCATAATAGCCAACAAGTTGTGTGAGCAGATGACCTCTAACGAGCCCTGTTCGAGCATCCCTTACTTTCCACCTAAAGCAGTAATCACAATGGACAAGAAGGATCTTCAACGATTACGAACAGTCCCAACCATATTTCCAGATCTAGGCATAGCGGCAAAGCAGAATGGTTTTCTGACAATGCAAGTAACCGACAATCAGAGTGCTTCAACGTACTCCCCTGAAGGACTTACTAGTCAGCAAAAGAAACTAGCCACATACGAGGCTGGTGACTACATCTATCCTACAAATGTCCCTTTAGTCAAAGTAGAAGGAGTCAAGCGAGTTAAAAACAAAAAACAAAACAAGGGGCCAATTATCAAAGAGGCACTTACAGTCGAGAATCCTAGCGAAAGCGCGGAGCTTCCTGGTACCTCCCAAGAAAAAGTAGTAACGGAGAAAAAGAGAAGACGCAGACGGAATAAGAACAAGGGAAACCGAGGATCTGAACAGTCTGCGGTCTCTTTAAACTCCCAATCCCCAGCTCAAGCTGGGGCGATTACTATGAATGGCACACAGAACAAAAGTTCTCCGCGAACAGTTGGTCAATCGGAAGATCGACCTGCACATTCCAAGGAGGCAAACAAGCAAATGAGAGCGAAGCCTGGAAATCAATCAAACGAATTGACGAAAAGTATTGCTCCTATGCATGGCCTCCCAGGAGTGCAGAAGCCGAAAAACGAAGTTTCAAACTCCAAGTAGATAAACATATCCTTGAGTATGAGACGCCAACTAAGGAACAACTTCTTGAGTCGGATGCCCGTATTTTGCCCTTGTATATAAAACACAGATTGCCCTCTTTTCTGTTGAACTATAACAGGATTGTTTGGTCTAAGGCCATTGATGAAATGAAATATTACATCAAGCCCGAGGCCAGTCCTGGGTCTCCTTGCGCTCTTAAGGGAGCCAGGAATGATATATTGCTTGAACGTCTCGGAGAGATGTTCAATGATATCGTTCTGGATCGAGTTGAGGCCATATTAAGTTTCAGTATAGAGGAAATTGAATCATTTTCTAGGAAACGCAGATTAGAATTGGGTCTTATGGATCTTGTTAGAGTGTTTGTTAAGAATGAACCTCATAAGATTGCTAAAATCCAAGAAGGCCGAGTCAGGCTAATAATGTCCGTGTCTCTAATTGACAAAGTTATTGAGATGTTGCTCTCAAGACACCTTTGCAAATTGGAAATTCAGAATTGGCGTTCGATACCATCCAAACCAGGAATAGGCTTCACAGAAGAAGACTGCTCCCACGTCTATCACGATGTGGTTGATTGCGGACTTCCCATGAGTTATGCCGACGTCTCTGGATGGGATATGAATGTAAAGAAATGGATGATACAGGACGAAGCCGAAAACATCATTAAACTATGTGAGAATCCCTCGAATCAGTGGAGCCC